ACTGCGGTGACAGCTCCGGTGGCCAACGCAGTGGCGCCCAGCTTGGTGGTGCTGGATTGATCCAGCTTGTCAATATCAATGCTGCTGGCGTCAATCAGATCAAGACCAGCGTCTACCAGATCCTTGGCAGTTACCTTTTTGGTTTGGGATGCCGAAATATCCGCAATCGGCAGAACGTCTGTAGCAGCAACGGACGCCTTGCCAAGCGCTGTCAGCTGTGTAATTCTTTGGTCTGCCAAAGCTCAGCTCCGTAAATATGCCAGTGCTGGCTTAAGTCTAGTCCTCGGTTTCTGTGAGCAAGAATTCAAGTGATTGCTCAAGCTTCACCCTGAAATCATCTTCTTTGAGAAGGTATCCCGATGGCTGGCCTACCTTCAGAGCAATTTCCCCAGTGGTCACAAAATCAATGGTGCAGTTGGTGATTTCACCTGGCTGCAAAGCAATCCCGGCACGGGTGACCATTGCGCCAAATTCATAATAAACAGAAGTGAGTGTCGCGTCGTTTGCTTTGTCAACGATAAAAAGGGCGCAATCAAATTCACTGCCCAAGTCCAAACGCTGAAGCAATTGCAACATGAATAGGGGTGTTTCTTTGATCCCTGTTGTTGTGTAATCAAACGAGCACTCAATAGAGCCTGACCCGCTTAGCAATCCAGCCGTGAATTGCTTTTTGAATTTATCGGCTAGCGCGGTTGTGTCAATCTGATCTCGATCTGTGTTGAATGTGTAGCTATTGACGCTGCCTAGAAGGTTGTAATTGACATCAGTGACACTGACAGAGATCGGCAAAGAATTCCCCGCAAAACTGGCAACGCTAATCTCATTAGCCCGAACGTTGTTGACTGCATCGGCAAAGCTGGAAAAAAACCTAAGCCCACCTACTTGGTTTGCATTGACATAGGCATCAAAAGAATTTTCAACAGCCCCGGATGCCCAGGCCGAGCTTGGGAAGCAAACCAGATTTCTTGCATCGCTTGTTGTTATTGAAACCCTGTCGCCTGTCAGAATGTTTTCTAGGGAGCCATCAAATCCAATTCGGTTCAATGCGGTATTTACGTCTGACGCTGCAATAGATGTTTCAAGGTTGTTGAGTGAACTCCGCTTGAGTTTTACATTCCCTAGGTTTCCGACAAAGAATGTCATTGGATCACGCCGTTCGCAAGAAAGTCTCCATCCATGGTGAAATCAATTGGCACTGAAGTAAGTTCGCCAGATGAGACGCTCAAACGTGCTGCCGTGATGTAGGCGTAAAACTGAATGTCGTCGTTGCTGCCAGCTCCTGCCTTTAGCTGCAAAAGAATCCTGTCGCTTTCGGTCACTGCACCAACCTTATGCACCTTGCCAATCAGGCTTGTGAATTCGGTGTAAGTTGCTGATTCGCCTGCCTCTAGGCGGTAATAGAGAAGCGTCGCGCTACCAGTGGCTCCCTTGATGCCAGGCGTGAAAGTATTGACAACGCTATCGATGGTGTTTGTGCTGAGCAATTCGACAGTGGTATCAAGAGACCAGTCGCGAATTTTGGCTACGGGCTTGCCGTTGAATACCACTGAGCCAATTCGACCTGTGTAAAAGCCCATCGCTCGACCACTTTACTTTCAGGTTAGCTAGACAAAAAGAGGGCATCGTCAAAGTTGGCAATCAAGCTTTGGCCACTTGAATCGCAGGGGTGTTCGATGGCTTTAACTTTGACTTCACCCTCTTCATCCATCTGAACCTCTGTGATCCTGAAAACCCGCTTTGATTTGACCGGGGTGCCTAGAACAAACAACCACCCGGCGTAACTGCTGAGAGCGCCAGAGCTGTTGCCGCTGATTGTCACGTTGCTCAGGGTCACCACGGCTGCGCCGGACTGGTAGAGCAGCACGTTGTAGGTGCCATTAGGGACTGACCCTGTGATGGGTGTGTTGAGCGCGCCGCCTTCCTGCACCTGCCCGCTGTAAATACCCTGCCAATCGTTCTGCCCCACATCGACGTAGATGTAGGCCCCAGGGCTTAGCGGACTGTCGGTTGGAAAGGTGCCGAACTCAATCGCCTTACGGATGTAGCGGCGCTGATTGCAAAGCAGCTTGGCAAACATGATCGCCTGGTCCCGATTGGTGACGTAGGAGGAAAGATTGAAGGTCTGCCGAACGGCATTTGCCTCGGTCACATCTTTTAGTTGTACGTCCACACTGCGGTTGCGAGGGAACACTCCATCGGTTTCGGTGCTGCGATAAATGACGCTTGCGATCAAATCCTGGACGCTGCTGCCGTAGTCGAGGAACTCTTCGCGATAGGTGCCCTCCAGAATGTTGCCGGCGTTGAACAGGGCGGTAATGGGCACGGTGCGGTTGATGTTACCGGCGTTATCGCAGGGGACTGCAGGCACCAGGGTTTCCTTCCCACCGATGCGCCCAAGCTCCAACAGGCTGTAGGGGGCCACCTCAGCCCAGAATTGCCGCCAGGGTCGCTGATCTGCGATTACCCCATCGAAGTAGAGCTTGTTGACATTGCAAAACCGCTTGGCCTTGGCGAGAGCTGCTGTATCGATACCCGCCGCTTTGGCATATTGCCCAATTCCATCAATCCCATCGAGCACAGTGTCGAGAAAAATCTCAGGGGCAAAGCTGGTGGGAACGTCAGGGGTGGCGCTGTAGGTGCCGTCATCGTTGAGCTGGCGAACAAGTTTTCCCTGCGTAACAAAGCATGAAACCGAGCGAAGGTCTTGGATGTTTTGCCCGCTGTAGGTGTTGAAGCCAAACAGGCTCATGTTTTTGTAAAGTCCGGGGTAAGTGCTGAGGGCTTCGACACGCTGCTCTGTGACCGCTTTGATCTGTAGCTCGGGGCCGTTGTCAAACGAGAATTGAATGTTGGTGTCGGACTGCATGGAGAAGAGGCCCCATTCATCGACTTGAGAAGGGTTGTTGTTGACAGGAGGGAGGTAGCCGTCACCTGCAGCTGCCTGGGTGTATCCCTGAAAATAGATTTGCGTCCCGTCTGGGTTTGAGATGGCTGGCGCGAAGTTGCCGCCATTTTCGATGTAGGCAAAAGTGACCCGACCACACTTGCGCACCTCTGCTGCCACTTCAGCAATAGGTTCAAATTTGAATTGCAATTTGCCGGTATTGTCGCCAGCAATAAAAGTTAAATCGATGAAGTTGTCAACGTCTGCGCCACGGCGGACTGTGAAGATATATGGGACTCTTGTGTAGGACGGAGCGCCAACACGCCGGTAAAGGAACCAAAAGAACGAGCTGCGCATCTTGACGCCGTTATCACTGGCCTTGTAGGTGGGTTCAGTTTTTTCTCCGTACTTACGGGAACGGCCAGAAATGCGCTTGTATATCTGGGCTTTCATTGAAAACTTGATAATGCGAGAATCTGTGATTGTTTCGTATGCTGCTTCTTCCACCTTGGTCAACGCCTTGGTGTTGAAGTAATCGTTCCACTGCTCAGGGTCCGCAATGACTGCTTGCAGATATGCAATCGTAGCGTTGTTGCTGTTAATCTCTGATTGCCATGCATTATTGCGCCTGGCTTCTGCGTCGGTATCTCTACCACCATTGCTGGCGCTGACGTTGCTTGCAGATATTGTTGCCATCTCCTTCCTGAGCTGTTCAATATCTCTTTTGCGTTGCTTGCGAGTGGCTGCGTAGCTTCCGTTATAGTAATCAATGAACAGTTGACGTAACTGCTTTTCTTTTGAAACAACGCTTCGCTTTAGTGCGGCTATAGTTTTTGATTGCTTGTAGTCTTTGATATTGTCAATTCTTAGTGCTTCTAGGTTGGCCTCGTCGGCGTCAATGCTTGCAATCAAACTGTTTATGCCGTCAGGATAAATTGGGTTGTAAACAAGATCGCTAAAGTTTTTAAGCTTGCTTCCATTTTCTTCAAAATCAATTAAAGCGTCTACTTTGTTATTGATCTCAGTTAGCTTGGCAGTCAGTTGAGCCTCAACATTGGAAACCGAAATTGATGGAAGTATGTAGATTGCGTCATTCCTTAAAAGATTGTCTTGCAATACGGCGTTGCGCACTTGTAACACTAAAACCTGATCGCTTGCGTCTTGCTTGTTTTGGTTAAAGTCGTTGGTCTCGTAGTCTTCCTCGGGGCAAATGCCTGATTCCACACACTCAAACGTAGCCTGTGCGTCAGAGCTGTTTTGAGGGGAATCGAGGTCAGAAGTTGTTAGGTTTACAAGTTTATATTTTGCGCTTCCTAGCTTGTAAACACTGGCTGGATCGATGCCGGACAGCATTGCCCTCCGGTTTTCTGATGCTGTTTGTTTGACTTCGACCTTATCGTTTTCGCTGATATAACCCTTTTCAAAGGTCAAGGTAAACCGGGCGCCAATAGGGACTGTGCGCCTAACGAAGTTCCCAGTATTTAGGGTTCGAGCTGGCCAATAGGTATTACGAAAACTCGAATCCATCGTGATGCCGATCAGCGTCGATTTAATCGCTCCACTAGGGGCACGGTCTTCGACGTTGACGTAAATAGGTATCGGGGCGTAGATGCCGAATTTTGTCAATGTGCTTGGTGAAAAGGCTTGGCTAAATCCCTCAAGCTTGGTTCCGGCCTGATCAACTCGATAGACCAAATCGGTAGCGCTTGTTCGCGTTGGATCCGTGGTTTGATTAGTGTCTGATGGATAAAGTACGTTGTCAAATTTGATGTTGCCGTTCGAGTTGTAATACGCCCAGGTCTTGCTGGAAACAAAGTTGCGGATTGGTGTTTGGCCAAACGCGGTACGGCTTACATCGATGTCTCTAATCTGTGCTGCACCTAACGCCAACAGCATTTGCATGAACTGGCTAGAGCCGTAGGAGCTAACAGCAGACCAGATCAGCGACGTTGCAACACGGACCCCCCCTGTTGGGTTGCCTGTGCTGGTGGCGTTGCAATAAACGAGGTTGAGCGGGTCGCCGTATTTGGCCAGCTCTTGGGCGCTGTTGAATCCATAGCGTGGGGCAAACTGCTGGTCGCGAGTTTGAGCTTGGCCACCACCGCCCGGCTTGGGCATCAGCAGCATTGATGCAACCTGGGCCAGAATCCCGACAATGGTCAGGACTAGGGACACGACCGCTGGGTCGCCCTGAGGTATTTCTAGCTTTTCTGTTGGGGTGCGGGTGTGGTCAAACTGTGCCGCTACAAATCCAAGATATTCTTCCTTGCTGATCCCCAGTTCAGCAATCAGCTGGTGTTCGTAGGGGAGGAGCTTGCGCATTATTTGTTGAGACGGAAATACCAACCTGCGTCGGCTGGGAGCGGGCTGCGAATCACACGACCGGCAGGCCCAATGAACAGCACATCATCCTTATCCAACACTGTACCGAGAGCACCCAATAGCGGGCCGGGTAATAGCACCACAGCATGATTTTCTGGCCCCTTCAGTCTTGTCCCATTGGCCAACAACCAACGAGCAATAAAGCTTGGCGGCAGCGCTTCTTCTGTGTATTTGGCAAAAATTTTCTCAAGCTCCGGGAGATAATTCCAATAGCCCAGACGATAATGAACCTCCGCAGCCATTAGGCAGCAATCGATCGCACCTGAACCGTCGCCAGCCTTGGCCCCCCATGCTCTGGTTAGCCCAATCAGGTCGTTCATCTCAGATACAGATCAGCATTGAGTGGCAACGGGCCAACGAGTTCGCGAGTCAAGGTACGGCCTGGGAATTGCGAACCAACGCTGTCGATGGCACTGCGAAAACGAAGCTCGATCGTGGTCTCACTGAAGCTTGCACCAATACCCAGGTAATAATCCGAGAGGGTGGTGCTGATCTGGTCGCTGCCATTCAGCCAGGCGGTTGTCAGCTGCAGTTCACTAAGTCTGTTGCCGTTGCCTTGTTCCACTAGGCGGAGGGCGTACTCAACGTTGGGGAAGAGCACTTGCAGCTGTTGGTTGTCGCCGTTCAATGTGGCAAGGGCACCCTCAGCGCGAAATGGTGCGAAGGTGTAGGACTCGCTTAGGTAACTGCTGCTCTGCCCGACAAAGTAATTCTGATAGCGCAGGACCGTTCCTGTTGCTGTTGTGAGCTTGAAGTATTGGGCAATCTTGAGCGTGTTCATCAGAATGTCAATTCGCCTGCCAAGGTGATCCGCACACTGCTCCGGTTGTTAAAAGCAGAAGTCACGTCAGGCGGGGATGCGTATTCCCATTGGATCGATGCAGGCGCCTGGATAGTGCCTTTCAATGCAGTGCTCATCCCAGCAAACAAATCATCCGGCAAGGTAAACCGCTCAAATCCACCACTGGAATTGGTGTAATGATCAATCAATTGTTTTGTGCTGCTGTCGTTAAGATTGGTGAACTCCAATTGAATTTGATACCCATAAGCTTGATTGCCAAAGCTGCGCTTGGTCGTTACACCAGACATAGCCCGATAGATCTTGGTTGGCAATTGCCCCAGGGTGAAGCTACGGGCGGTGGGTTTAATTGCGGGAAATTGCTCGCTCATCGGATCCCCACTCGGCTGCGCGTTTGCGGTGATTGCTGGAGCTTGTCCAAAGTCATCCCCATCCCACGCTTGGCCCCATCGTTTGCAGCCTGCCGGCGGGTTTGAGCCATGGCTCTTTCAAGTTGGTCCCTGCTTACATATTCTGTATCCCCAAACCGGGTTGTTTCAAAGGTCATATTCAGCATTGGTCCATTGCCACCGCTAGCAGGACTGCCACCCATGACATCGCGCAGTCTGTTATTGGGAGTGATGTTGCCACCGTTGGATGGTGTGAAGAGTTCAGGGCCACGCTCTCCCACCATGTAGGAAGCGTTACCCGTAACCGGGCCACCAACGGCTCGTTTGAATTTGATCGCATCACCCCAGCTGATACCAGTCGAGCCAGCGCCTGCTGAATTGAAATTCTTGCCAAGATCCAAACCACCACTTCCAGCAAAGCCGCTAAGAAGACTTGACGCCAAACCAATAATCTGCATTTCGATCCATTTAGCAATCATCTTGGTTGCCATGTCAAGAAAGTATTTTGCGATACTCCCGAAGAATGAACGCAACGCCTCTTTAGCTGACATTGCGCCAGCAATAACTCCCTGAAAGCTATTTGCAAACGATTCACCAATAGCCTGGGCAGCTCCTTTGACCTGATTGGACAGGCTGGCCATTTCCTTTAGATCAGCATTTGCCTTTTTCCGCGCCTCATCCAAATTCTTTTGCTGCTCACCTTGCAAGCCAGTTTCAGCAGAAGGTTGGTATTGGACAGCATCTTTCCAGTCAAATCCAGTTGGCTTACTTCCAAAATCTGTGCTATCAATTCCAGCCTGACGGAGCAGTTCCGCTGTCTGTTGCTTGAGGTATTCAAGACGAAGTTTTTCTAATTCGTTTTTCTTTGCCGCTTCAATGTTGATTTGGATTTGCTGTTTAATACTGCCTTCGCTTAAAGTTTTGATGTCCTCCAATTTGCCTGCAAAATCTTGCTCAATCCGCAACTTGCGCAGTGCATATTCTGCTGCGGCTTTATCAAGCGAGTTAAGTGCCTGAGCCACTCGTAATTCAGCTTCTGAAATTGCAAGTCCCTTTTGGCTTTCAAGAAGCCTTTTTGCTTTTTCTTCTGCTTCTTTCTTGGCCTCTCTTGCTGCTTTATCTGCTGCAGACTTGCCGCTTTTGCCGGCACCACCGGAACCTTCCAGCGCTGAAAGATCAGGGTAATAACCAGCCAAGGCATCAGCCCCAGTGCCTCTACCTTTCCCTTTGCCTTTGTTGACAGGTCCCTTCCCCAACGCTTCTAACGCCACCATGGTCGGATAGACACCAGGCACCATTTGCACTGCAGTCCCAAGTGCTTTCGCCCCACCACTGAGCATCCCACGAACAGGAGCTGGGATACGGGCCCACCAACCCATCACAATCGCCTGCATTTGAGCAAACTTTTGCTGGGCTATTTGAACCATTTGAGAAAAACCATTAGCAAACCCCTTAGGGATAGAAGCAGCAATCTCTTTTGTTTTCTTGTTAAACCAATCTCCTGCATCTGTAGCTTTCTTAAAGGCGTCTTTTGCCCCGTTAGCAATTGAATCCATTGCCCCCTTAAAATCAGAGGCAACAATGTTGACAACGTTGTCAACCCAATTCTTGAAATCCTGGTTGTTGAGATAAAGAGCAGTGCTCAAAGCCGAGATAGCCGCAACACCAGCCAGCGCCCACCCCCAGCCAGGAATCATCATGATTGCAGCGCTAAGAGCTGGAATCTCTTGCATTGCTGCCAAAGCAATCTGCACGCGCAGGGTCCCGATGGCTGCAGCGCCAGCAATAAAAGCTGCACCAGCACCAGTGACTAAACCACTGATCGGGCCCCATGCAATGGCAAGCATTGCCCCACCGATAGCCACGCTTTTGATTGGGCCCGGCAGGGAGTTGAAAGCACCAACGCCAGCAGATACCGCATCGGTGACAGCAGTCAAAGCAGGCAGCAGGGCAATCAATAGATCAGCCCCTAGCGCCCCAATTTTCCCGCTGAGCATTGCGAGCTTGTCGCTGTATTCGTCTGCTTTTTGCGCAAATGCCGTTGTCATTTTGACCGACAGCTTGTCGATTGCATCCCCGCCCATGTTGAGCATTGGGATCATTTCAGCCCCCGACTTGCCAAAATACTTTAAGGACAATGCAGTTTTTGCGACGCCATCTGGCATCTGTTTGAATTTATTGGCAATTTCAAGCATTACGGAGTCAGCGGCTTTCAGCTTTCCGCTTGAATCAGTGACGTTTATTCCTAATGCCTTAAAAGCAGCCACTTGCTGCTTGCTGCCAACACTTGCCTCAAGCATTGACTTGCTAAGCTTGACCATTGCCTTGGCAACTGAATCAATATCAGTGCCGCTGGTTGATGCAGCTTTCCTGAAACGAGACAGTGATTCAACGCTGACACCTGTGGATTGAGACAAGTCGTTCATCTTGTCGCCCAAATCCAGGGCGCCCTTTGCCAGGCCCACCAATCCGGCAACACTTGCCAAAGGTGCCAAAGCACCCAGAGCGCCAGACAACCCCGCAGACGCGCCAGTCAGGCCACGCATTGCCCCGGTCAATCCCTTGGCGGTGCCTTCCATGGTCTTTAGACCACGGTTAAGCTCAACAATCTTGTTTGCGCCGTCTACGTTTGCACGCAGATTGAGAACCGCATCCATGTTCATTGCCATGGTTACGCCTCCCGTTTAGCCATTGCTGCTAAGGCCGCCGCTTCCATCACCTGAAGATCCTCCAAGAGGGAAGCCGGCTCCTTCACTAGATACAGTCTAAAGAGCCAATCCGCTGCTCCATAATCCAACCCAATCGGGCCATTCATCCCAACCCGCCATTGGGTTTGCAAACGTAGAAACATTTCTACTGCATCCCAATTTTCTTCCCATACCTCAAAATCTGAGCTTTTAGTTAGGGCATCATCAGCAACGATATTGAACGCCTGCGCGGCCTTCTCCAAATCTTGATCCCCTGCATCGCCACCAAGCCAGTGCTCAGCGGCCTTTATTAGTTTTTTCTTTTCGCTCCCTTCAGCGAATCAAAGAATGCCTCAACAACAGAAGCCGAGACAGCAGGCATATCTAAGACTTGATCCTTTGCCTTCTCTGAATAGGGCACTTCACCGCCCTTGCCGTCTTCAATGCCAGCCCACCCAACCAAAATTTCACTAGCAATCTCAAGGTCAGTGATCATGCCGGTCGTTTCCTCGTCATTTTGAATGGCGCGAAGGCGTTGCATTACCAATTCCTGGATTTCAACAATCCGGGTTTGGGTAGGGCGCTTGAACTCAGCATCAAACGTTTGCTTGATAAACCGCCCGCCATCTGTCGGGATGTCAAAAGAGACAGGCCAAACGTAGGTATCGGATTGCTTTAGAACAAACGCCATACAATGCGCCTAGGTAGCCGTATAGTATCAGGTAAATGCCAAGCTGAACTCGTCGTTGCCCGCAGTTGTAGGCACTGACACGTAGGGGAGGTTCAGCATCCGCACTCCGTCTTGCTCTCCATAAGCAGGGGTGGTGATGTCAGTTTGAGGCGAGTTGAACACAACCCGGTTGCCAGCAGCAGTGCCGTGGGTGAACGAAAGACCACCCGTAGCGGATGCCAATGCAATTGCAAAGAAGTCCTTGGTGGCAATCGTTGGGGCTTCGATTTGGACATTTCCGCTGGGCTTTCTGTCAGTGATCACCACTTCACCAGCGCTGCTTCCCACCAGTTGGCGATAGACAGTGGTATTGGCCAGGTCAAAGTCAAACGACTGCAGCAGGCCGCTGTAGCTGAAGACTGAGAAGCCAGAGGTGTTGCCCTGACGGAAGACAAGCGGTGTGGCCTGGCTGGTGTAGCTGACAGAAACAGGAGATACGTCTGTAGGAGCGTTGTATACGCCAACCATGGAGAAAGAGAGCACTGGCACCTGGCCAACCTCAGCCTTGATTGAAAAGCTCCCACGGCACCCGGTCAAAACATGATTCAGGCCATCGCTGTTGTAAACGATGGTGGAAGAACCGAAGGAAGAACTGACAGGGGCATAGGTGTTGCTTGTGCTGGCCACAGTGGTCAACGCCATTCCGCACGCCAGCAACAGATTGGAATATCTTGGCGCCGTTCCGGCTGTCCCGCTGCCCGCTAGCTCGACATCAAATTTCAGTTCAACGTAAGTGCTGGCGATCAGGCTTTCAGAGTTGCCCAGATAGCCACGAATCAAATCCCTGCTGACCACATCACCCGCGAGAGGTGTCAATTCGAGAGATTTGACCAAAACTGCATCTGTGTTTGCAGGGTTGGAATTAGTGCCAACCGTCGCCTCGGCCTTTGCAAGGATGTAGGTTTTACGCGCCAGCAAGGCCATCGCTCAATTCCTCAGTTTGGGGTTCGGAGGGTTGGGCCGGCTCTGTCCGCTCGATGAGCTTTCGCTTGCCGGTTTTAGGGTCTAGGAGGTATGAACCACCCTGGCCCCAGTATTCATCCTTCATCGTATCCATGGTTTTAGGTTGACAAATCGGAAACGGTGGTGCGGTAAAGAACGCGGTAGTCGCACATGACAACGCCAGTTGGCTGATCACTCTCTACCAATTCCCACGATACGGACACCGGCTGTATATCCATTGCATAGCCGCCAAGTGTTAGATCAGTAGAAAGCTTGCTATGCAGGCTTTGAACAATCGGATCGGCAATCTGATCAGGGAT